CTGCTCGCTATTCGCAACCTTAATGTAAGTTGCCGAAACACCCCACTGATCAATCAGTGGAGTTGGAATGGATCCAAAAACGTCGTCAACGAGTGACATGATCAGAGGCGGTTATTCCAAGAACCGCCATAAGGCCAAAGCTGGCCGTTGATCATGCGAACGCCACTTGGTTTCTGCCTGGTCACAAATCCCCTGTAGCCGATGCGGGCAGTAGATTCACGCCTGACCTTCGGCTGATAGAAGTCCCCGCGAATCATGTACTTTGCAAAGATGTCCATTGAGTACGGGGGAATGAACAGAGCGCCCGTCTGTGCATTTCCGCTTTTGTCAAACTTAACTCTCAGATCACTCCGGCCAAGCTCAACCTCTTCGTATTCACTGTTCTTTTGGCGTTTCGATCCGCCATCAGCATCCTGAATTCCGGTGTAACCGCCATTGATACCAAGAAATGCTGCCATGTAGGCAACACCGACCTTGAAGTCAAGCGGCAGCTCATCAACCTGAGAGTAGTAATAGTCAGCAATCAAGAGGCGTGGCCATGCCAGGCTTTGCTCTTGTGTTGCAGGACGACCTTTCCATTGCAGAGGATTGATCGCCATCGTCGCGGTGATCAATGTCTTCTGCTTATTTGAATCTGATAGCGCCAGCCACTGCTGCACGCCATAGCTAGGTGCGAGATCTTGAAGCAGAGCCGTGGCCTCAGCCACCGACAGGTAGGAATTGGCGTCAGGCGCCCCCAGCGTCGAGACAAAGGCCACGATTCATCCTCAGGCGGCAGGAGCAGGCTCGGGAGCAGGCGCCGGCTTGGGCTTCGGCTTCACGGTAGCGGCGGCCTTCGGGGCAGGCTCAGGGGCCTTCTCGGCGGCCTCTGCGGTCGCCTCTTCAGCCTGGGCCTCCTTGGCGGCCAGGGCGGCTTCACGCCGCATACGAAACGTTCCAGCACTCATGATGAAAGTCCAGATAGAGAGAAGCCCCGGCGAACCGGGGCATTTGCAGATCGGGAAAGCGATCAGACGAAGCAGCGCATCCGGGTGATACGGATGTTGCGGTCGTCATCGAACACCTTGACCCAGTTGGCACCAGTTGCCAGTTCGGTGTTGCTGGGGGCAGCCTTCGCCGAAGTACCTTTCCAGCTGATCCCGTTCGGGTGAACGAGGTAGTGGGTGCGGTTGATCAGGTAGTCGATGCCCAGGAACTTGTCGCGATCGGTTTCAACCGGATTCTTGGCGGGAGCAGTCGCGTAAGCGAAAGCACCAGGGCCGAAGAAGTAGGTGTCATGGACATCGGTGGAACCGGTGCCAGCACCAACGGCGACGGGCAGCTTGTCATCCACGAACACCGGGCGACCCAGATAGGTGCCCTTCTCCAGAGCCTGCTCGGAGAGGCGGGTGTCCAGCTGCGAGGTGCTGGAAGACGGAACAATCAGGTCCATCTTCATCAGAGCGTAATAGACCGGCGAACGCATCATGATGCCGGTCAGCTCGTCACCTGCATCACCCAGCTTGGCGATGCCGTCCACCATCAGGGACTGGGACAGCTGCGAGGAGGTGCCGCCGACAGCATGGCTGGTGGCCAGGGGACCGCCGGAAGCGAAAATGCCCTGCAGGATCGAAACGCAGGTCTTCTGCATGTCGCGGATCCAGTAGCGACCGGTGCTGCGGGCGATGGCCTGCATCGGGTCGGAACCGGACAGATCGGCAGCCAGGTCGGAAGACTTCCAGCTCTTGCGGCGCATGTTGCGCACACCGACCTGCAGATCACCTGCAATGTCGGTCGGGGCGGAAGCTTCGGTATCCGAGTCGATTTCGGAATCGCCGGACAGATCACCGAAGAAGGGGAGGTCGATGGTTTTGCCGCCCTTCTGAAATTCAGATTGGATGGCAGCGTTCGTGACCATCAGGCCGGAAGTAACCAGGGCATTCTTGTCCTGGATTTCTTCCTGCTGATAGTCAAGGAACAGCTCGGGGATAAGGGGAACACCTGCGAGAAGCATTGTCCTAAAGCGGGTTTGTGGAAATTTGGTTCAGCTTCACAGCACTGCTGCCAGACCGCGTACGGTCGCTGCTGCGAGGCACTGCCTCTCTTGCCAAATAATAGCCAAAGAAAAAGCCGGGGTTGCCCCCGGCCCATTTCCTCATGACTTGACGAAGCTAAAAGACTTTTGCCCGTTGATCTGCTTTATCGGTAAACCAACAAGAAGCCTGGTAGCGCTCGATACAAGTCAGTTCAGTGTGTAACCCTTGCCGGTCAGCACGGCTTTCTCGCCGGAGTCCAGGGCGGCCCAGCCAGCACAGCCGCTGGCGGTGATGACCTTGGTGCCGGTCACGGTGGGAGCAGCTGCAAAAAGCTCATTGAGCTGAGCTTCAGTGAAAGCGTCGGGGAGAATGAAAGTAAAGTTCTTCAGGCCACGGGCACAAAGAACGATGGCAGACAGAACTTCATCAACAGCGGTGGCGGACTGAACGCCGCGCATGTTGACGTTGGTGCGATAGGCGCCACTGACAGTCATTGGAAGTCGGGGAAAGTGTCTGCGGACATGGTAGACAGTCCCGAGATTCAGCCAGAATCAAGAAGAAGTCCTAGGTAAAGCCTAAGCAAAATGGAAAGGAGAACCTGGGATACACCTGTGCGGGAAGGGTGGAATCCCATCATTCATCACATGCTTAAAGCTATTGACAGCCACAACCGAATGTACTTTCGGACAGGGGACAACTGGCACTTGTTGAAAGCGGAAGAGCTTAGGCGGTATGTAGTTGAGCTGAAGGACTGGATTAAAGATCAGGAGAAGTAGCATTGCGAGCTAACCACAAACAAAACAATGGCCCACTTATAGCGATTTGACCACCAGCTTCCAGACATGCGGCCGGCAGCAATCCCCTTGGCATGTCTCGCTTTGAACGCTTCTCGCCTTTTGCGGTAGGCAGCTGATTCGCCTTCTTTTTTGGGGGATCCGCTAACACCTTGCTGGCCAAAGCGAATAACCTTGTAGGTATCGCCTTCCTTTGCCATCACGACATGCGACTTTGTTGGGTGGCTCGGCGTGCGCTTAGGCTTATTGACACCGGAAAGGCCAAGCTCTTTCATCTTGCTCTTGACGCGCTCGGGCATTCCGGCCATTGCATCACTTCCTGTCTGATCAAACGTTAGCGACGGGGCTTACGCTTTTTTGTCCCCTTCCCAGGTGACAATCTCTTGTTGTTGCCATGGCCGTTGCGTGCTCGATTGGTGGAAGGATCCTCGGTCCTGAAGCCACCGCCAGAAGCATGTGAAAGATCCCTGCCACCCTTCCCAGCAATACCGCGAGCTTCACGCTCTGCCCATAGTTCAGATCTGTACTTACGACGCTCCTTCGTGGAGTGATACTTCTTGTCGTAAGCCGCCTTCTTTTTGCGTGCTTCTGGATTGGCAGCGTAGAAAGCTGCAGTGCGGCGCTTGTTTTTTGCGGGACGTGGTGCCATGCTGCCTCCTATCAAGCAGACTATAGCTATTTCTTATTCCGTTTGTGCTGGTAGCCGATTCGCTTTGAACCTGTTTTTTCGCGCTTGAACTTACGCTTTTCTTTTTCAGAAAGCTCGCTTGCTGTCTTGGGGGTTTCCGCGGAAACACGCCTCTTGGGTCTGCAAGCTGGATAGCTCCTGCGTTTCTCGCCAGTTTGACGACCGCAGGGCTTACCGGTTTTGACGTCAATCCACTCTTCAGCAAACCAGCGACCAAGGCCGCCGCGACCACGCCTCTTTTCAGCCATTGCTTTTCAAGCTACGGTACTTTCCGCCGCGCTTTTTGTATTCGCGGACCAACCACGAATTAGCATATACGCTAGGATACACGGCGAACTTGCGCTTTGCCTCAGCCTTGACGCGAGCGTAAAGAGCCTTGTCAGTTGGAACATTCTTTTTCATTTCTTGCGGCTCGGCTTCTTTTTCTTGCGGGACTTGCCGGCACGATCAAGCGCAATCGCGACAGCCTGCTTCTCTGGATAACCCTCCCTGCGGAGCTTGCTGATATTAGACGAAATGCTCTTCTGCGACTTACCCCGTTTCAGTGGCATGGCTTCATCCAGGCTGCCTGAACTGTAGGCAAGAAAAATCCCCCCATCAGCATTGCTGACAGGGGGAAGACCACCTTGCAAAGAAAAGCCTAGCACGCTCAGTTGACGGCGCGAGCAAGAATCGGATCAAGATCACCGCGAGCGCGAGCCTGCTGCACAAGCCGCTTTGCAAGAGCCCGATCGCGACCGATGATCTCAGCGGCCCGAGTTGCGTTTGCAGTGGACTTCGCAAACGGGTTATCGGTCGTCGGCATGGGGGAACGGTAAGACGGCAAGCCGCTACCAGTTGGAACATTGCCAGGGAAGTAGATACTGTAGTCGTCATCGTGTTCGATCTGACCAACGCCATCCGTGACATTGATCGGATTTTCTTCGGGACCGAAGACGACGGTGACACCATCTTCAAGAAGCCGGAAGTCCTTCCCGCGCAGGGCGTACACATGAGCGGAACGCTTGCAGCCGGCTTTGTCAAGCTCCTGCATAACGATGCCCTTCTTGTACTCTTCCTGACGGGCACGCCTTTCGGCTTCCTTCTCCTTGCGCTCTTGCTTGAGCTGTTCGTCCATCTTGGCCAGCTGGCTTTGCAGGGAGGAGAGCTGGACTTTCATCGCCTCCTCAACGGCGCTGGAGGGGGTTCCGCTGCCATCCTGCTGCCCCTGGGCCTGGGGCTGGGCCGGAGGCTGCTGCTGGACCGCCGGGGCCTGGGCCTGCATCCTCTCGCCATTGACGGCGCTCAGCAGCTCGGAGATCCGGTCCTCGGCGTCATCGGCGGTCAGGTCGATGCCAGCAGCCCTGGCCAGTCGCTCTACACCCTTGCGCTTCACCAGATCAGCTTGCAGGCCGATCTTCGCTCGCTCCAGTGCGGCAAGCTGCGAATCACGTTCTTGCAGCTTGGCCTGCAGCTCTTCAATTGTCAGATCAGTGGCGGGGGACTCTTGAGACACTCAGTTGCCTTGTGACTGTCGAAATTGTAGCTCAAGACTCGCGGAACTCAACAGTCACCTCGTTCGGCTCACCCTCCAGCGATCGGCCGGCCGCCTCCTCCATGGTGTTCTGGACGTTGTTCGTTCCCGGCACGAAGTCGCCATCAGACGGGCTGTCGTCAGATGAGTCCCCATCAGATGGGTCGGACTTAAACCTTTCGATCAGCTCGGACCTGCGCTCGGCTCCGGTCAAGCCCATCTTCTCAAGAAGTTTCTTGACATTGAAGCCATGTAGGCCTTCAAACATCTCGCCAGCTTCAAGCATCTCAAGCATGGTTCCAATCGGAATTGCTTCAGAATCCTTGTAAAGCGAACTAATCGCCATCACCTGCTGACTATGCAGCTTGGCAGGAATGAAGTTCTTGCTGATTACAATTTCAATTTTAGGGTACGTGTTCGGCTCGTAGCCAGACGCATACCACAGAGCGCGATTGATGCAGTCCTGCAACGATCCCACAAGAACGGCGAGCTGCGAATCGGACTGCGAACGATCGAGCAGCTTGGCAAAGCCAGATTCAACCTGGCTCTTGCCCGGCGCCATTGCGATAGCTGCAAGGCGATCCATTGAAGCTTCAATCCTGGCAAGTTCCTTCAGGGTTGTCTCCGCCCCATCCATGCCAGGAGAAATCATCCCGAATCTTGCCTGTTCGTTCTGGCTGAACAAGCTTCTGCCGGATCCGGCGTAGATCTCGTCGTCAGGGCGAACACCAGTACCCGTCAGCAGTGGTGAAGAGTTGAGGTGGATCGTTTCCGACAGGTCAGCGCAGGTTGCCCAGTGATGCAGATTCAGTCTTGCAATGTCAAACAGCAGCGGCCTTGCCCTGCAGAAAGCCTCCTCCTTGCCGCCGTAACAAGGAACAAAGGGAATATAACTGATGGAAAGGTAGTTTTCGTTTTCGGGCGGCAGATAGTATTCATTAGGATTACCGGTCATACTCTTTTCGTAGACCCGCACCCTTACGCGCTGAGGCTGCTCCAGATCTTCCTGAACGGGAATGTCGTAAACGACAACAGTTGGCACAACTTCCTCAAAGTGCTCGTTCGTCGCGCTTGCACGCCGGATCTCCGACTTGATACGAAGATACATAACGCGAGCTTGGTAAGAAACTTCGCCGTTGATAGTTACCGAGCCATTTTCATGTCGGCAATCGAGAATATCTTCAACCTTGATGATCGAGAAGTACGGGCGATACTTTCGCCTGCGAACTTCAACCTTTGACAGGCTCTCGTCAACCTTGGGATACTCGGCCATCAAGCCAGCAATGCCGCCATTCAGCGCTTCGGTGAACAGGGTCTTTGCGAATGAAGTAATCGACTTGCCTTCAAGATTGGCATTCTTGAAGAACTCCTCCCATTCAGGCGGCATCTCCTGTGGGAGAATCACGCCCTTGCGAAGCGCCGTACCAACGATGATGTCTACAAGGTGGGAGTAGAACGGCTCAAAGCATGACATCGCTCGCGTCTTGCGAACGTTATAGCTGTCGCTATGCTCCTGGTAGTCTTGTGGAATATACTGGCCGATTGCTTCGTCCAGATAGAACTCTGGGAGCGTGCAAAACTTGATCGGAAGAATCCTGGCAACCTGTTCAGCCTGGTCAATCGAATAGGCGTCTACATCCGTGACTTGCGAGTAGACCCTTTCTGTTTCAGGCTCTCGCCGCTCAAATGGAATCGGCAGATCGTCCGAACTAAGAATAATCGAATTCGGTACGTCGATTGCCATGGTGTTCAGCGGGAGTTACCGTATTCTAGTTTGAAGCACAAGACCCCAGGCTGTAAGCCCGAGGCCTTCAACGAAGTTGCAATAGCGTGTCGTTAGCCCCCGCCGAGACAATGCTATTGGTGCCGTTGCACCCTAGCAGCGATTGGACTCACCTCCAACGACCGCCATGGCCCGTCCTCATTCCCGCCCGCTGGAACACCTGCCAAATCAGATAGCGAAGCGCGTCACCAGCATGTGAGTAATCGGTTGCGCCACCCTTACTCGGCTTCAACGTTTTACTGTCATACGACCAGCGCTCAGCGGAGCTGATTGTATTGTGGCAGGTTGTTGGATTCAAGAGCACCAACCCACGGTGCATGTGAACGTTTGCATGGGCCAGTGTTTCAGCGATCGGTGGGTTGCGGCGTTCCGCAATGACTTGCACACCAGCTGCCCTGAGGATTTCGTGATCGCTCTGGGTTGAAGATGTGGAATCATGTGAGCCGCTGGCATCCGGGTAGCAAGTGATCAGACCAGAGGAAAGATGATGCGGATACTTTTCGCGAAGATGGGCGACAAGCGCAAACGTATCGGCAACCTTGGACTCAGCAAAGCAGTGAAGCTGCTGACCAGCAGGTCCGGCCTTAATCACTCCGTACACCGCATGACACTGACCAACGTTGAAGTCAGCGCCAAATACGATTCGCTCATTACGTTCTGGCACAAAGATGCCAGTTGTATGCTTGGCCCTGTCAAACTCGTAGAAGACGGTCGCTGACTCAAGGTTGACAAACTCACCGTTGAGATACGCCTTGATAAGCTGTGGATGGTATTTTGTTTTGAGGTCTTCAACGAAGCCTGGATCAAGATAGGGATTGTCTTCTGACTTTCCACGATACAACTTCTTGTTGTCAGCTTTTTGCTCCTCAAAGAAGGTGTACATCCAGCCGTAGCCTTCTGGCGTGGATGCTGCAACGATCTGCGGACAGTTGCCAACACGAACACGGCCTTGCAGCTTGATCATTGCCTTTTCGGCGACTTCAGCCCTTGTCGTATCGGTTTCGTCAGTTGCGATACTTGCAGCGTTGACGCCAATGAGACGCTCGTAGTTCTCCATTGAACGGAGAAGTACAGGGGTTTCGCCGCCCGGAAGCAGAAGCTTAAAACTTGGCCGTGGCGATGCCTTAAAGGTATGTGGAATTGCGTATTTATCCAGTACCTCGTTCCACTTTGGTAGCGCAACGTCATCAATCAGTGGAATGGTTGGCTCAAGGAAGAGATGTGTAAAGCCCTGGGAGCGGAAGCAGAGCAATAACTGCTTCATTACAAGGCTGTACGTCTTGCCTGAGTTGTGGTTTAGGATGCCGTGAGCTTCGTAGTGATTCCAGAGCGGAACATGAAGATCGTAGAAATCATCATCCCTCACATACTCAATGGCGGCAATATTCGACCATCCATATTCGCGACTTGACAAGAAGGCATCCGTGTCACCTTGGATGCCAAGCTCCCTAATTCTATTACCAACAAAGATTGCCCATGGGCTCGGCATATTGAGCCGCTCTTCTGCGCCATTTCTGCGAACAGCAATTGGAGTCTCCTTGTAAATATCTCCGAGCTTACGCCACCCAAGCAGTGTTAAAAACTTGTGCTCTTTGGTAACAATAATGCTGCATCCATTTGCAGTCGTTACCCTGAAAAGTGAAGCAACGCCTTTCCTGTAAGCGGGCGAAGCTTCAGCTGTGCCGCCAATAGTTTGAACTTGAATTGTCGCCTCCGTCAGTTCTTTAATGGGTGTGCCGTTGATGAGTGTTTCACCAGCGACGCACCCGTAGCCCCCACAGAACCCGACGTACTTATGCTGAAAGTCCTGGACGAACGCTCTTTGATATGGTAGCAGGTCTTCGAGTATCTTGATTTCAGCCGCTTCTGTGTCGAAGCTGGAGTTCGCACGCTTTCTCAGTTTCGTCAGGATCTCCGTGCTGTGCAGCAAGCCGAGGGATCGAGCCGCTGCGCGATCGGCGTAGGCATTGGCCTTGGTCCTGGCGGGCATTCAAGATCTGGTGAGTACCAGATTTTAGCAACAAAAAACCCGAGACTGTTGACGCAGCGCTCGGGCTATCGAAAGGTGGTCAGCGGCCCCGGAGTTTGCGGCTCGCGGGGCCAAGCAAGTTTACAGCATGGCATCAAAAGCGATCCCGCTAACCCAGAAGCCTGAATTTATCTATGAGTGGGCGCTTGGCGAGTTTCTCCAGCCCTTCGCTAGAAAGTGCCAATAGAGCATAGGCAGCAACAGCAGCAAGCTCTTCGGGGGTTCCATTGCCTTTGAGTGTATTTGCCTTCCTACTTATTACGCAGATGTTGCCCTTGATATATCCCTTGCAATTGTCAATTCTATCAAGAGTCGGCGCATTCCAGTTGTTAGATCCGCCGGCCGAACCCCCACCAACATCCTGAAAAAGGGGAATACCAAGAACGGGGCATACACTTGGAATCTCAAAATCATCCGTAGCAATAGAGAAGTCAATTCCAAATCTTTTCGCTCTACCTTTTGCGGCCTGAAAAAGCTTATCCTTTGGGGATCTTTTGATGTAGTACGCTATGCCGCACTCTTTGCAGCACGAATGCCGCTTCCTCCCGTAAAGATCAAGTCTGCCACTGTTAATTCTGTGTCCTTTCTGTCTGTAGGCGTAGAAAGACGTAACGGGCTTAAGGGTTTTGCAGCTTGAGCACGGCATCAAAAGTGGGCAGGGTGTATCAATTTTTGTCTCCCAGCAAGGGGGAAATGGGTAGACTCTGTGCATCGGTCCAGGTGTGTGGATCGGTCTGGGGCGGGCGCTACCAACACACCGTCCCGTCCAAGTATATTCAACCGCCGTTGACAAGACCGTGACTAATCCAGCGGTCAGACCGATGCCGCCTTGATCACCAGCCTGGCGCCGGTTGGCTTCTTGATGATCAATGTCGCGCCGGTTGGCTTCTTCAGTTTCAGTGTCATCACCGCACCTGCTGTAGTGTCGTCGTCTTAGGCCACGGTCCACGCCTCATCCACGTCCGGCGTGCTCGGGTCGTCGCCGATGAAGCAGCCTTGTTCATCGCGGGCTCTCTCTCGGCAGAGACAGCCCGCCATCACTCCCCCGGTTGTGCAAGCACGGGACGGTCATAGGCCACCAGCTCGGTCACGCGCTCAGGGGCGATCAACCCGGCAGCGGCCAGGCTCTCCAGCGCAGGCTGCAGACGTGGATCGGTCAGCGGCACCCAGGCTTGAGCAGCAAGCTGTGTGATGTAGCCGGCCACGTCAGGGTTGCTCGGTGCAGCATTGACGATCGCGGCGTACTCATCAGGAGTGAAGCGCAGCACAAAGGCGGCGCCGGTGACGCGGGCGAGGCCGAACAGTTCGGCGTAGCTGTTGCCCTGGTTGGTCAGCGCCTCAGCAGCAATGGCCTCGGCGGTGGTGTTGTTGCGGTTGCCGGCTTCGATCAGGCCGTCAAGGGCGCTGTCGGGCAAGTTGATGGTCAGTGTGGCCATGGTGATCAGGCGGAATGAGTGATTTGAACAAGGTCCAGCTTGCAGACCCAGTTGCAGGTGATGTTGGCGGTTACCGTGCCAGTGGCCGGCGAAGCAGATGGTGTAGAGCCTGCGGTATAGGTGAAAGTTGTATCACCTGTTTTTGTGATCGTGAACGTGCCGTTGTACGCCGTCTCAGCAGCTCCGGCAATGGTCACATAGTCACCAGTCAGCAGGCCATGGTTGGCGCTCATGGTGACGGTGCATGTGGTGCCGCTAGATGTGACGCTGCTAACAGTTCCGCCGACCTTGGCAGTACCTTCCACCTTGAGGCTTTCGTTGGTGTCGTCTGCCGTGATGGTCACGGTCGCGCCAAAGTCGGCATTTGACTTGATGTCCGTGCCGAGTGTTTTGACGGTATCAACAAGCGTTGTGTTGTTGCTGCCGTCACGTTTGATCATCACTTGTCGCTGGAAATGAGCATTAGAAATGCCATTACGGGTGCGGGCAAGAATGGTGGCCGTACCGGCCCATGTGGTATTGGCTGGAATAACTTGCCTGTAACCGCTAAATCCTTCTCCGAATAGCTCAGTTGCGCTACTAGTTGTGGTCTGGGCCGCCATGCCCATGACTGTCCATTGCGCCCCGTAGTTCCTAAAGCCATAAGCAAACTGGCCAATGTTTGGCGTAACAGCTCCCCAGTTAAATGCAATACTGCGAATACCTGTGGCGCTTGCGCTAGAACCTAGCGCCACTGCGTTCGTATTTGACGCGTTTCCGCCAGCCGCACCAAAAGAATCCTGGCCGCTAGCATTTCCAAATGCAAGCGCTACAGACCTGGATCCGCTTGCCTCCCCGCCGCTTGTTGCAAAGCTGTCATTGCCAGAAGCAATAGAATTATGAAAAACAACCGAGCGAATTCCCATGGCCCTGCCTTCCGTGCAGGCCGCTTGAAATGAATTGTTACCGCTGGCTACGTTGACGGCATTGGTTCTGCCAGTGCTGAGGTCAACAGCATTGGCGCCCCTGGCATTGCCACCCGTGGCAGTGCCATCAGGATTCTGCAGGGCAATAAAGTTATGCCCAACAACAAACCGGCTTGCGCCATTGAGCTGCAGGTCCAGCAGGCGTCCGGTCCAGCCGCTCGGCGCATTGACACCCAGCCCCGTCCCGCCGGTGCTCCAGTTGGTTGACGTGGTGCCCGCTGGCTCGATCAGGAAGTGCGGCTTGGTGGTCGTTGCCGTTCCACCCGTGAACCACGTACCCGTGAACTGCTTGGCAGGAGCCGATGCAAGCGACGTATAGCTATTGGTCAGCCGACCGCTCAGTGTCAGGTTCCCGCTAACATCAACATTCAGTGTGCTCAGGCCTGCATACGCACCATTCAGGTTGTAGGCAACATTGCCACTGCTGCCAGCAACCAGGCCAACAGTTCCCGTAGCGTTGGGTAGACTGATCGTACGATTGTCGGTTGGCGTGATCGTCTGCAGTGTGGTAGTAAACGAACCCCCATCATCAAGGTTAATGTCGCCGGGAATGCCAAGATTGCCGCTTGCATCAATATCGAAACCAGTTACCGTCCCAAGATTTCCAGCATTGTTGACCTGAATCTGTCCGCCGCTCCCAGCAGCATCATCCATTTGGCTGCCGATCTTGATCAGCAGTGTTCCAGTGCTGGAATGAACGCGACCGACAATGGCAATAGCTTGCACGTAGCCAGTTACCGGCTTGGTAGCAGTCAGACCACCGCCAGCAGCAACATAAAGCTCGTCGTTAATCTGGTATGAGCCAGTATTGACTCCGGTGATTTCACCGAACATCACGGCATGGCCGGAAGCGTTGTGAATTAGCTGTTCGTTAAGAACGCCAATCGCCGGAGACTTTGCGGGATCCGCGGAGTCCGCCGCAGCAACCTCAAGAGTCGTCGTATCGCCAACAGCACCAACTGCATAGACAGGCGTGCCTTTTGCAAGCGTTGTATTACTTGTATTTTTTACGTGAATGTAAAGACTTCCGGCAACATTGCCGTGAATATGCGCCGCAGTCAGCAGCGTGTTGACAGTAAGATTATTGACTGTCAGCGGATCTGGAACAGAGGCCGCAGCACCGGTAACATCAAAGTTCCCGGTAAACGGGTTGAAGGCGTATCCCATGGCTCAGCTCTTGGCGACGGAGATCAGATTGTTGCCACCGTCGTATGTGAGCGTCAACGTTGCAACAGTCGTCCCACCAGATCCACCGGTCTTGTAGACAACTCCTGTCAGGTTGCTTCCCGTGTAGCTCAGGCTGATGTAATCGTGCTCCGGGATTTCAAGACCAGTGACAACGGGAACCGGATTGCCGGAGTCATTTTTGATTTCAACGCCATCAGCCGTAACAGAAAGCGTTGCACTGCCAATATCAACCTTCAGTGCGCCATCCGTGTTGACAGTTGCGGGCCTGTCCTTGCCATCTGGCCCCCTGCCGATCAGAAAAGCGCCAGACATGATCGACCACTACCACCTACTGCCAATCGTAGCGAGGGGTTTCAGTCGATCTCTTGCAGCCCCGGAAGCCGCTCAGGGCGCCTGGTTGTCGCTCGGGGATCCGAGGTCGCCGCCGGCACCAAACAGCTGCCTGAGCCGCTGAAACCCACCAGCTGGACGCGACCAAGAGGGTGCTGGCCAGGTGAACCGGATGCCGTCGATCAGAAACCCGTCCCGCCCGGTGGTAATCGAACGAATCAACCGCGACAGAGCGCTATCTGTAAGGCGATTGCCAAAAAGAAGTGCAAGCTTAACTGCCTGATCAGAATCTTCAAGCTGAATTGATACGGGTGAGTTGAGGCCATTGCGCTGAAACGCAGCCCTCAATGTCTCAACAGCGGCTGCAACATCATTCACGCCAGACAGTTCTTCTCCGGTGCTCATTTTTACTGCTGTTTCAAGATTGACTCGTCTGATGCGGCCGGTCATAGGATCAATGACAACGACTTTTGCGTGAACGGGGATGTCACCAGCTTCAACCTCTTCAATGCCGTAGTTGATCGGAGAAAAGCAAACTGGATTGTTGGCTACGCAGTTGACGTTTTCGTGCTCTTCGGCAAGCACGTAGAAAGTTTCCTGGGGAAACGGCTCGATGCGATGGAACTTCATTCTTGGTTAGCCTGCTTCACGCATGGCCGAATGGCGATAATGCGATGCTTGCCGCCAGAATTCTTATATCTCATTCGTGCATCGTATGCACATGGCGCCTCAACGCGAATGTCCATTGTACGCTGAGCATCAAGCTGCAGCGTCAGGAAGTATTCAATCATTGGTCGGATGGGCTGGCGAATGGGAAGTCAATACCTTTTTGCCGCATGATCCAGCTCGTAGCACATCGTTGAATCATCCAGGCCCTGGTAAGAGCTTTCAGCGTGTTCTTGAGCTTGTCCACGTCAGTCTCACGATCAATGGCTCGATTGATCTTCTCAATCTCAAAGTGTTGAGAAGCTGAAAGCTCGATTTTTTCCATTAGTTCAAGCTCACTCTGTGGGAAAATGGGCTTCCACTGGGCCTGGTACGATTAAGTTGCGCCGCCGCTTCTGCAAGATAAAGGCGGGTTTCGGCTTGCTTATGCTCCTCTTGCAGCATTCTGGTGATATAGCCGACGAAGTGGCTTACAAGCCAGCAAAGCGCTGCTGCCGCAAGTGCCGTGTTGCCGATAAAGATTCCAACAAATGCAAACGGAATGGCTGCGATTCCACTGAGAGACGCAAGGTTCGTCAGCACCCTCGCGGACTGCGCCTGCTCTCGCAGTTTCTCAAGGTCCTTTTTAACTTCCTGATCCAAGGCTGTATGGCGGGGACACCGACACTCTACCGCGCCCCCGACCAAATTCAACTAAGTATTAACGAATACCAGCTTTTGCCATGCCAAGCTCTGCCCACAGGTTGATGAACGCATCATCAATCCGATTCTTGTTCTGAATTGCCTTGCGGTCGATCTGACGCCCAAGGTTTTCAAAACGAGCGGCGGCCAGCAGCTGAAGCTCGTCTTCAACAACGATGTCAGTGTCCCTGAGGATAACGGTGATCGGAAGCTTGAAGGTGGCCACTACTTTCATGCCACCGCCTGTTCCGATGAACTGACCGAATCGCCAGTCAGCCGGCCATTCGTTGGGCTTATCAAAATCAATAAAAACAAACGCATTGCCAGTTCTTGTATCAATGTCGATACAGTTCTTGATCTCATTGCCGTCGCCATCCAGCAATAGGATGGGAATGGACGAAACTTCTTCAGCTTTCAAGTACATTCGCTTGCCTTGACGTAGAGCGGCTCGTTAGTCTGCTCAAGTTTATACCATTCCGGGGCGAATGCAAATCTTGCCGAATTAGATGGCTCGGCTGGCATCGGCAGCTTAAGCGCCAACTCGGCTGCAACCAGTTGCTGTCTCAGATGCTTCACTTGCTTGCGCTTTCTTGCAAGGAAGGACTCCCATGCCTGTTCCTTTGTTGGCCATGCGTAACGCTTGCGGCCAGCGTCAAGAACAAACTTTTTCCGACCGTAACTGCGTTCGATCCAGGCCCCCTTTGGCGTTTTCTTGGTTTCGCGCCAAACTTCAAGATCGACGACACCATCCAGATAAGAGCCCTGGCACCAGTCCCCGAACTCATCGGTCCAGCCTGTGCCGTGAACTTTCAGAACGTACCTGTAATAGCATTTCTGCTTGTGGTGGGGCGGATCAACACTCGTCCATTCCATAGGCGAAGTCCAAATTTGGAGGAAATTAGGAGTTGGTTAGGAGTTGGGCTGGCTCTGGGGGAGCTGGGCGGCGACCCGATCGAGCCAATCACCAGCCCTCGGCAGACCCTCCAGGCGAGCTGCAGTGGCCAAGGTGAGGGCAATGGTCGCAGCCTCGTTCCGGCACCGCTTGCAGGGGCCTGCACAGGTCAATCCTGTGCCATCGGGAGAGTCGGAATCGCCAGGGCACAAGCTCAGGGCCAAATCATCGAGCAACGGTCGATCTTGCATGGTTGGCTGGGTGCAATGTTGCAAGGGTTCTAGCGACGGCTCAGCTGTTCGGCAAGTGCTTGCCAGCAGCAACACGGTTCATGCCATCAAGGAAGATCGCGTAGGCGTTGTCAACTGATTCATCTTTTGTGGATTGCTTGCCTGCTTCAGCTTCCTCAATGAAGAACTCCATTGACTTACGATGATGTTCCCAGCCCTCCATGTATGCGAGGCTTCGATCGGCCTTGATGTAGGTCGGCGAGCGGTAATCCCGGGTTTTCGCAAAAAGTACAGGCAGCGAGGCTGCTAATGCGGAAATCGCCCAGCCAATTGCAAAAGATTCTGCAACTCTGTCGCCATCCTTCGCCAAGAGAATGAAGGCAACGCCAATTGCAACGTTTGCGGTCGTCCAGCTGCGCGGTTCTTGCAGAAATTCCCAGTAGGGCTTGATACGCTTAAGCATTTGTGGATTGACGGGGACACGGTATTATACATGCGCTGGCTCCGTTGCGGTGTTGCGTGTGTTACGGCTTGCAAAGTGCTCGCGTTGAACGCAGAGGGTTGACGGACCCGCAAGAAAGGTGCTACCCTTGGGGCTCCCCGCCAACCAGACATGGAAGATGCCGAGTTGATCGCGCTTGCCAGAGCAAAAGCTGCACGGTGGCAGATTGAAGATGACGGGACTACGGGTTACTGCATTTTTACGTGGCAGCGCTACCTTGACGTTGCGCGAACCATTGAAAAGTTGGCGAAAAAAACACCGCCAAGTATCAAGGAGGTTATCAAGCACACGCTCAAAAGCAGGGAAGCGGCAAAGGCGCCAAACATCTTCAATGGCCTGCGCTTGGCCGATGTTGTCTTTTCGGCGCATCGAGAAACCTCGCTTAACGACGAGCCTTTCGTGGCTGATCGCTTCAGCCTTGCGGCAGCGCTTCAAGCACTTGCCTTCAATGCAGACTGGGAAGCAGAAGATCCGAAGTTCATGGTGCTGCGGATTGCCGAACAAATCAAAAGTGGAGAGGCTGCACAGCGATGAGCATTATGGTTGATGGCAGCGAGTGGATTGTTGATCGCCTGCCTACCAAGAAAGACGCCGACAAGGACGGCGAAGTTCAGGTCATGTGGCGAGATGTTTCAACCTGGACTTACGTTCCAGTCAAGGACGTAATGCCCGGAATTCCATGGAGGACTCCAGTTTCAACAGTGTTTGTGAGTTTGACCTATTTCTTGCGGCGCAGTGGTGAGTACAGGGCAGAGAGTAGTATTGAAGTTCTGGAGAGTGCCAGCTTTTCCGAAATTCTGGACGAGGTGCAGGAGCTTCGTAAAAGCGGAAAGCTCCCAGGACGCAGCCAAGGAGAGTATATCGGAGGCTCTGAGTACATAGTGCTTGTCAGCGTCCCATACCACTCCTACAATAAACCATACCTAATCATCTGATGACTTTCATCAACACCAAAAACTGCACAATCGAGATCAGCGGCGAAATTTACGAAGCGAAGAATTTCAAGGTTGAACTCAATGGCAAAACTTACGCAAGCGGATCGGCTGAGCTTTTTGAGGCTCTGAAGCAAATCGCGCATACCAATGCCGAAGCAGAAGCAGCCTTCAATGCCTGCGTCATTCAGGAAAGCTACTGGAACCATGCGTTCAACCAAACCGCTTATAGGATGAAGTGCGTCAAACACCTTTGGTCTGTCGAAGGACCGGACAGGGAAGACGTAAGACGGCAGGCACTGCATTACCTGCAGCAATACTGGGCGGATGGCGAGTATGGCGACATCCTCTACAAATCCATTGACAACGAGGAATCATGAGAGTCATTATTGCTGGTTCACGCGAAATCACTGATCCGCAGGTGCTCCTGGACGCACTACAGGAGGTGCAGTGGCCGATTTCGCAGGTCGTGTGCGGCATGGCTCGCGGTGCCGATCAGCTCGGATACGACTGGGCCAAGGCCAATAACGTTCCGATCGCCGAGTTTCCTGCAGATTGGAATCGTTACGGAAAGCAGGCAGGCATGAAGCGCAATGCCGAGATGGCACGCAATGCCGATGCCCTGCTGGCGTTGTGGGACGGTGAAAGCCGTGGCACGGAACACATGCTCTATGTCGCTGCGTGCAATAATCTGAAGGTTCACGTTGTTTACGTTATTGACGAGGAAAAGCCGTGAATTTCTTCGTAAAGCGTTTCTGGATGGGGTGCCAGAAGCCATCCGCTGCTATCAATTCCGGGATGGTCGACTACGTGATGCCAGACCCAACTGGCCTGATTCGCGTCGTTGCAAAGCCCGTTTCGCTATCAGATCGCGACCCGTTGAGCCAAGAACTTACTGAAAGCGGGTTCTGCTGGTACGGATACTGGCATAACGAAAGTTGGCACTGGGAATGGGACAGGAACCCATGGGCATCGCATACACACTTTCTGCCGGCGGGTGTTGAGGTGCTCCCAGCGACCTGCT